GAGTACAAAGAACTCGTTGATGGAGTTAAACCTTCAGTTGGTTTAGGCGAATTTGATATTTTACGTCCTTTATATTCTTTTAATGAAAAAGAAAATGTAATTGTAAGGAATTGGCAGGTTGAAAATAACAATTATTCTTTAATTTTGAATAAAATGAATAATTTGAAGCAAAAATTATCTAATTCCGATTATAAAGTTTTAAAATGTTACGAAGCTAAATTAACAAGTTCTGATTTACCTTATGATTTAGATTCTTTGATATTAGAAAGACAATCTCAAAGAGATGAAATTAATAAATTAAATCATTTAATTGAATCAAAAAATGAACAATAAAATAACAATATCAGTTGGAGGAATAATTGTAGTTTTAATTTCTATTTTTATAGGTTATTTATTAGGAAAGTCAAGTGTTGAAATTCCTAAACCAAAAACTGAAATTATTGTAAAATGGGAAAAGGGAAAGATAATTAGAGATACGATAAAAATTCTTGAACCTTATGAAGTAAAAGTTCCTGATTCAATTGTAGTTTTTATTCCTACTGATACTGCTAAATTATTTGCTATTTGGAAAGATTATTACTTACAAAGAAAATATAATTTAGATTTTTCTAATGATACTTTAGGAACTTTTAAAGTTGATGCTGTTGTAAGACAAAATAAGATCGTTTCAGCCACTTCTATTATTCAACCTAATATACGGACGGTTTATGAGAAACAAACTGTTTACAAAGTTCCTATGATACAATTTTATGGTATAATGGGAGTTTCTGCTGACCTTAGAACTAATAAGATTCAATTCGGAGCAGATTTGAAACAAAAATTTATGATTGGAGTTTCTGGAATGCGAATTGAAAATAATTATGGATATACAATAGATTTTGGAATAAAATTTTAAAGTAGCGAGATTGAGAAAAAAAATATGAATTAATTTAATAATATGGCAAATAAAGAAACAAAGCATAAACATTCTCCATCTCCATTTTCAGTCGTTACTGAATACGAAAATGCTTTTGTAAAAGAATGGAACAATAATACAGCTGAAGCAGTTGCGGAAGTATTAAAGTATTTGGCTAAAGCTACTGCTTCTGCGATTAAAGAAATTAAGGAGGGAGAAAAATGATTTTTAATCAAAGTCAAATACAGGATGTATTATCAATTCTAAAAAGATATGAATTAATATTTATATCGGGTCAATTAGGATTGGATTATCTTTCTCAAAGTGAAAAAGATATATTATTAGCAAGTGGCATTGATTTAGATAAATATAAAAACAAGAAAGGTATCATTGAGCATGCTTTTTTATTTGGAATATTAGCAGAAGCGATTGGGGATGAAAGAGCTAAAAAAATGACATACGCTCAATTTCAAAAATTTTTATCTTCAGGTAATTTTATACCATTGACTGAAGAAGAAGAATTTTCTTTACAAAATGTCAAACAGAGAGCGTACACTGATATTACTAATTTGGGTAATAGAATGAGAACAGGATTAAGTAATGTTGTTCTAAATAATAATCAACAATCGTTATTAGTTCAAAAGATGATTAAAGAAAAAACTATAAAATCTGTTGAACTTAGAATTGGATCAAGAGGACTTGCTGCAGACCTTGCTGAAACTTCTAAAGATTGGGAAGTTGATTGGTTAAGAATAGCGTATTATCTCACACATGAAGCATATAATTCAGGCAGAGCTCAAAGTACATTGCAACAATTTGGAAGTGATGCAGAAGTTTATTTTGATGTCAATCCTGGCGCATGTAAACATTGTAGAAAATTATATTTAATGGATCCAGAAGATACAAATAGTGAGCCTAATGTTTTTAAATTAAAAGATATTATAGCAAATGGTAATAATATTGGAAGAAAAGCAGATGAATTGTTACCCACTATTTCACCTGTTCATCCGTATTGTCGTTGTACTATTAATCACAAGAAAGATGGTTTTGCTTGGGATTCAGAATTAAGAGCATTTATAATTCCTATTAAAAAAATTAGTACTAATCCAAAGTTAAAGAATATAAAGTTGAATATAAAAGTTTCAAAATGATTCATCTAATGTTAAAAAAGTTATTATCATAAGTAAAATCATATAATTTATACAATTATGGAAAATAAAGAAGATTTAATCGAAAAAGCTGTTGTAAGAAATGTTGGTGATATCCACCCAAATGGCGAATGGGTTTGGACAGAATATAAACCAGGAAAATTCAATTGGCGTGTAATTAAGAATAAAAATAGACAATCAAAAAGTTCTGATAATTCTTCAAATCAAACTCATTTAAAACCTATTGCTCAACAAAAGTCAAACGTTGGATCTAAAGTTGGTAAACCTATGAATATCCAACAATTAGAAGTTTGGGCAACTAAAACTTCTGAAGATAATCTTTTGAAAGTAGTTAATGGTACTAAAAATAGCGCCAGAATGCGCTTTATAGCATATAATGAACTTGAGAAAAGAGGATTTGACGTTTCTGAAATTGATACTTCAGGAACTCTTGATCAATTAATTAAAATGACTGGTAAAATAAATACTAAAGCGAATGATGATGCAGATACTGGCAATGATGATGATAATGATGATACAAAGGGGATGGATGTTATTGCTGATACAGATACTGTTGCTGATATAGACATTAATGGAGATAAAACAATAGACAATAAAATTACTGAAAAATGGTATCTTAATCCGAATGATAGTAGGATAAAGAAAAAGTTTAATAATCTTTCAGACAGAGAAGATCGTATAAAATACGATAAATTTGTCTATAAAATGAAGAAAAAAGAAAAGAATTATTTAAGTCCAATGGAAGTTGTTCAAGATTTAAATGAAGATTATCTTGAGTTCTTAAGTAATGATGAACAAAGATTTATGATTTCAGCAGGAGGAGCAGGAATTGGTAAATCTTTTGGATTTAATAAAATAGCTGAACTTTTAAATTTGAAACCTTTTACAACGAATGATAAACCAGGAGATGAAGATTATAGTATTTTTGAAGCTCCTGATGTTAATAGTGGTAAACAATTATTAAATATTCTTAAAGCTCATAATGGTAAAATCATTGTATTTGATGATAATGATAAGGTTTTGAGAAGAAGTGATTGCGCATCTGTTATGAAGAAAGCAACATCTCCTAATGGAGAACGTATTGTAGGAGATCCTGATGATATTAAACAAAATTTTGAATTTACAGGTCGTATTGTGATTATGACCAATAAAGATTTAGCCACTCTTGCTAAAGATGAAGATACAAAAGCAATCATAAGCAGAGCTATGATGGTGTCTGAAGTTTATTTAACAGTTGATGAAACAATTGAAGTTCTTGAAAACCGTTATCAAGATTTTGAATTTAAACAAGCTCCAAGACTTGAAGATCCGAAAGAAGATGAAGAAGAGCGTGAAGAAATTTTACAACTTATTAAGGAAAATAAAGATAATATTGATCCAGCTAAATTTACGACAAGATCTTTTCAAGAAATGATAATCGCTAAACGTAAAATTACTAATGCAAATGAAAAACGTAAAAATCCATTATTTGCTTCATTGATTGGCGATAAACAAAAAAATTGGCGAGATAAGGCAATAGCAGTTTTGACTAAAGCATTTGATTCTGATTTTGAAGTTTCTGATGAATTTTCTAAAGAACTTATTAAAGCTGAAAACATGCTTTTAGATGAAACTTATTCAAGCAAATTAGAAAAAGCTGAAGATTTATTATTTGAAAAAGGAGAAAATAAACATCTTTTTCCAGAAAAAGAAAAAAAGGCATTGAGTAATAAAAAAGAAGCGATGTCTAATACTTGGAAAGCTAAAAATAATGATTTTTTTGATGATATGACTTTAGAAAAAGCAGAAATGTTATTATTAGGAGAGGAATAAATATGGAAATAAGAAAAGCATTAAATAAAATTGCTGAAGAAAATTCTATTGGTAATATTTCCGATGAAATACTTATAAAGGCTTGCGATTCTTATAAAATTAAATCTGATGAATTTGAGGATTCTTATGAATATAATATATATGTCGCAAAATCTTTATTTGATCATTTACATGGGATAGAGCCTGATGATGAAATATGTAAGGCGATTGTTCCTGGTCAAACAAAAATTGTTGATGGCATTATGTATATTTATACAGCAACTCCTGGAGCAAAGACTACATATGATTGGCGAGTTTTTCATGGTAAAAAAAATATTGGAAGACAAATTGTTGATGGCTCAAAACAATCTATAGAAAAACAAAAATACATAAATGAACTTTTTCCTGTTGATTTAAAAAGTCTTAAAACAATAAGTAAACTTGGAGGAAGTACTGGAGCTGAATTAGTTGAAGATAGCAATGGAAATCAATATGTAATGAAGAAAGGCTCAAATACTTCTAATGAACATGTTCGTGCAGAATATTTGACTAATCAGCTTTATGATTTAATGGGATTAAGAGTTCCTGATTATGAGTTGTATGAAGAAAATGGAGAAGCAATTTTGCTATCGAAATTTATTTTTATGGCTACTGAGCCAAGTGTCGAAAATTATGACGAAATGGCTAAAGGATTTGTTGTGGATGCTCTTTTAGCTAATTTTGATATTTATCAAAATGACAATTGTTTGGTTGATTCATCTGATAGAATTATTAGAGTAGATAATGGTGGAGCTTTAAATTATAGAGCTCAAGGCGGTTCTAAAAATTTTGGAGGTGATGTTAAAATAGAATTTGATTCAATGATTAAATATAATCCGTCAATTGTCGCTAATTTGACCACTAAAGATTATATTGATCAAATAGATGAAGTATTAAAAAAGAAAGATGATGTTGTTAATTTTTTAATTGAAAGTAATTCTAATCTTTCTTCTATTTTTGATCAACGCTTCAAGTCATTAGAAACAATAAGAAATGATTTAGAATCAAAACTTATTAAAAATAATAAAGTTGTATTAGAAAGAAAACTGAAAAGCGATGCCGATATGTATAGAGACTTTTCAGAAGATGAATTAAAAACTTTTTGGGAAAAACAAAGTGGTAATGATTTTAACAGTAAAATATTTTCTACTAATGATACAGTCGGATGGGAATTGTTAAGTTCAATTTGTCAAGAAAGAGGATTTGATGCTCGTCCAAAAGTAGTTGATGAAACTTCATATTGGAATATTGTTAAACAATCTAAATACCAAATGTTTCGTGGTATAGAACATGGGAATAAAGATGCTGATTTTTACGCTTCTTCTTTTAAATACAATGACAATTGTTTTTTTGGAACTATTGGTATTTATGGTTCTGGGATTTATATGCATGTAAATGACGGTACAAAAAATCAAGATAAAACACAAACTACTTATAAAAATTCAGACGCTTATAAGGCAGCAAAATCTTATGCTGTAAAGTCAAATGTTATTCTTGAGTGTTGTCTTGAGTCAAATGCAAAAATTGCTAATGTAGAAGATTTAAGAGAAGAAATACTTTCTTTGGTTACTTTTGATAAAGCAGCAGTAGATGAAAAACAAAAAGAAATTGATTCTTTAAATTCTCAACTGAATAAATCTAAAGATGAATATAAAAATCTTACAATTAACGCTGAAACAGATGTTAAAAATAAGATGCATTGGGATGAAGATACTTTGGTTATGAGTCAATTAGATATTGATAATACAGACTGGGGAAAGATTGATGATGAAGGAAATCCAGATTATCCTAAATTTGATGATTTTGTAAAAACTAAAATGTTTGATTGGGTTAAGAAGAACGGAGGAACTGTTACCGAAAAAGGTAAAGATACTGATGTTTATGTTTTTAAACTTCCTAATTCAAAAGAATCTTTTATGTTAAGTAAATATCAATATGAAAATAATGCTATAAAAAGAAAGAATGCTTTTAGCAATCCTTATAATTATCCAGTAAAAAGATTTCAAGAGTGGTTGATGAATAATCATTATAAGATAATAACGAAAGCAGTAGAAAAAGAATTAAAAACTGTTGGAGGAAAAGCTGTTAATTTACAATCTGATATAAAAGCATTGGAAAGTGAATTAAATAAATCTGTTAAAGAAATGTCTAATTTGAAGAAATCTAAAAATCCGAACGGTGATATTATTTCTGGAATATATGAATCAGTTTCTGATGACAGAGACGAAGGAATTGGAGTATATGCAGCATTAAAAGGATATGATGCTTTAATTTATCCTCATGGAAATGGCGGATCAAATTCATTTATGATAGTTTTAAATAGAAGCAAAGTTATTGTTAAAAAATAAAATTATGTCAAGAGAAAGACTTGTTTCAATAGTAGCAGGAAGAGCGAGCAAATATGTTACGCTTAAAACACCATCTAAAATTATTCCCTTTAGAGGCAGTTTTCCTTTACTTCAGCCTTATCAGGCGCATGCGTATTTTAATTCTATCCGAGAAACTGAAAATTTGGAAGACTTACCAAAAGAATTTCAAGATATAACTGAAAAGGGAAATAGAATTGCATTATTTGAAGAAGGATTTAAAAGGTATTTATCTTCTTATAATATTTCAGTTGATGATTTTTTAAAGATGAAAAATGTAGAAAAATCTGATAAATTAATTGATTGGATGAATAAAGATTGTATTGATTTTTCACAATTAAAAATTGAATAATGAGAACGGAATTAATTCAAATGATTAAAAATATATCTTCTGAATTTTCACTTGATTGGAAAGTGATAGTCGCTTTTATTGAAGTTGAAACAGGAGGTAGGGGATTTGATGATAAAACAGGCAAACTGATAATACAATTTGAACCTGTTTGGTTTAAAAGAAAAGTTCCGTACGCTCCTTCTGGATTATGGAGTGTGAATAAGGTTGATGTTCAATCAAAAGAATGGCTCGCATTTAATAATGCTTATTCAATAGATAAAGATGCTGCTATGCAATCTACTTCAATAGGATTGGGACAGATTATGGGATTTCAATATAAAAGGTTAAACTATTCTTCGGTCGGAGAAATGTGGGATGATGCTAAAAAGGGAGAAGAAAGACAAGTTTGGCAAATTTGTAAATTTATTGTCACAGATTCAAAATTACAAAATTCTATAAAAAATAAAGATTGGAATATGATAGCAACACTTTATAATGGTGCGGGATATAAAGATGTAGCAAAAAAATATAATCGTATTCCTTATGATATATCTATGAAACAAGCGTATGATAATATTTTTACATAATAATTATTTTTTTAACATCAACAGTTATAATAAGGTCAAGAGTAATGATTATACTTTTGATCTTTTTTTTTATAAATATGTCAAAAATAGAAGATAGATTTAAATTTTGGTTTCCGATTGAAAAAGCAAATGAAACTATAATTGATCCAACCACAGGAGAAAAAATAATGAGGTTGGGAGGGATAGCTTCAACTTCAGATGAAGATAGTGATGGAGAATTTCTTGATCCAAAAGGTTTTGATATTAAACCATTGATAGAAAGCGGAATGGTAAATTGGCATCATCAAGCAAAGGGTCAACCCGCCACTATTATCGGAGAGCCTTCAAAAGTAGAAATTCGTCCAGAAGGTCTTTATATTGAAACTGATCTTTATCCTTCAAGTAAAATAGCTCAAGATGTATGGGAACTTGCTCAAACGCTTGAAAAAGACTCAAAAACAAGACGTTTGGGATATTCTATTGAAGGAAATGTTTTAAAACGTAAATCGGAAGATAAAAAATCTCCTGATTATAAGAAAATAACAAAAGCCATTATTACTGGAGTAGCCATTACTCATCAGCCTAAAAATCATCAAACTTTTGCTAATATTATTAAAGGAGAAATTGATAATTTTAAAGAAGATGACGAAGATGAAGAAAAAGAAGAAAAGAGTTTAGATACAGTAAATGCCGCTCCTTTAAAAAAAGAATCAGTTGATAAAAAAATAAAAAATCAAAATTTTTCAAAATCAGAGATCATTGAAAGACTTTTTAAGGACATTCCAGCTATTAGTATTGAAAAAGCAGAAAAAATTCATTTAATGTTAATAAAATTTGCAAATATGAAAGGTAGAAAAAACGTAACAGAAGGCGATATTCAAAAAGCATATGAAGCTCTTGGGCTTGATATTGATGCGAATAACGTAGAAAAGGGTGGCAATAATACAAAATTGTCATACGAAAAACTTGTCAATAAAGCGAAGTCGACAGCCGATAAATCTACAGAGAATGACGACGAAGATGAAAACTTTGAAGAAAATACTGAAGATGAAGACGACGAAGAAGACGACGAAGAAGATGATGAAGAATCTGAAAACAAGAAAAGTAAAAAAGTGAAAAAAGCAGTTACAAGTAATCGTTTTGATAGAATTGAAAAAGCAATTGCTGCTTCTCATCAAATTAATTCTAAATATATTAAAGCACTTGGAGTCATGATCAAAGACGCAAGTCAAAAACTTGAATCTGCTGCTAATCGTGAAAATGAACTTCTTGACATTGTAAAAGCTCAAGATGAAACTATTTCAGTAATGTCTGAAAAACTTGAAATGTTTGGTTCTGAAGTTCCTGCTCCAAAATCTTTATCTTCAGCACGTACTGTTGAACGTCAATTTGCAAAATCAAATGATAATGACTTTGGAAATGAAGGAAGAGTTAAACAGAATTCTAATCAAATAAGTATGAGTAAACAGAGAAATGTTGTTGCTGAACTTCTTGACCAAGCTACTTTTTCAAAAGGTTTTGATGATGAATTTAGTAAGGCTGTTACTCGTTTTGAAGCGACAAAAACTTTGCCAGCAAGCATTATTTCAAGGATTAAGAATGAATTTGGATATGAAATTATTAAATAGAACACTCTTTTATAAATAACGAACGATGGAAAATTTATCAATCAATTTAGCTGATTACGGTTATGCTACTCAGCAAGACGGTTTTCATATGGGCTCAGGAAGTTCTGAAAATGTTGATGCTTTGAATAAAGCATTATCTGCTGAACAAATTACTGGCCGTGAAACCGTAAATATGGACACCGCATCAGGTGCTCCTTTGAAGGTTGAATCTTTAGAAAAAACTCTAAAGCATATTACCTTCCGTGAAAATGATATTCGGTTGTGGAAAGACCTTCCCAAGAAAGCTGCTTACAACACAGTCGAAGAGTATAATCAACAAACTTCTTATGGTTCTAATGGAGGAGGTTGGAATAGAGAAGGAGAATTACCGGAAGACGAAGACAGTATATTTGTACGTAGAGCTCAATTGGTGAAATACCTTGGTGTAACTAAGAGTGTAACTCATCAGATGACTCTTGTCAATACAATGATTGGTTCTGTTATGGAACGCAGTATTAAAGATGGCACACTTTGGATTTTGCGTGCTTTGAATCAAGGTCTGTATTTTGGTAACGAAAAGAATGTTCCTGAACAATTCAATGGATTCCTTGCACAACAAATGCAATCCGACGCTTGGGCTTCTTATGCTAATTATATGGATTCAGAACAGGTTGTTGACCTTCGTGGTTCGGCACTTACTGAACAAGCTATTGAATCTGCTGCTAATTCTATCGTAGAGAATTATGGTTTAGGAACTGAAATATATGGTCCACCCGCAGTTCTTTCTAACTTTGTTAAGAACTTTTATGGTAATAAATTCATTATGCCAAATAGCGCTGCTCTCAGCAATGGTATTATGGGACAACACGTTCAAGCGTTTGATTCTCAATTTGGTCGTATTGGATTGAATCATGATGTATTCTTTAAGAAATTACCGAGCAAAGATTCTACAACTGCTTCCACTTCTCAGAAAGCTCCTAATAAACCTATTTGGGATGCTACTACTCCTGCTACAGTCAAGACTGCCATATATGATAGCAAATGGAATTCTGCTGATGCAGGTAATGTTTTTTATGGCGTTGTTAGCTTAAATCGTTTCGGTGAATCTGATATGGCTATTTATTCTACTGCAGCTGTTGCAGCAGTAACAAATGGAGCCATTGATTTAAAATTTTCTGATGGAGGTGGCATTAATCCAGCAACTGCTTATCGCATCTATCGTACTAAAGTAGGCGGAGCAGCTAATGGCCAGTTTTATCCATTATTTGAAGTTTCTTTGGATGATTTAACACGTGGTTATGACGGAGGTGCTCCTGGAATTATTCGCGATATGAATCGTTTCTTACCAGATACTGATCAGTCTGTTTTATTCCAATTTGATAACGAAGTAGTTGAGTTTGCTCAACTTGCTCCTCTTATGAAAATGGACTTGGCTGTTCTTTCTCCTGCATTCCGTTTCATGATTCTTCTGTACGGGACTCCTTTCTTGTATGCTCCTAAGAAAATGGTTCGATTTATCAATATTGGTAAATTTTAAAATAACCGAAATAATTATTAAACTTGATTAAAGAGGGAGGGAAAAATTCCCTTTCCTCTTTTTTTATAAAATTGTAAAAAAATGAAAATTAAAGCAAAAAATCCAAAAGTAGCATCAATGAAACTTTGTGTTCCTGTAGATGGTGTCATTGATATAGATTTTAACGGTGTAGCAGATGTATCTCCTAAGTGTGCAGCTCATCTTGTAGTTAGTACTAATGATTGGGATTATCTGAAAAAGAAAGTCGAAGAAATTACAGATGAAGTTGAAGCGAATGATGAAAATGACGAAATCAACGCCGAAATTTCTGAAAGACAAGAATTTGAAAACGGACTTAAAACTATGCAACTTAACGATATGAATAATATGGCAAAGGAAGCTGGATATCCGGAAGAAGAGTGGTCTAAATTTACAAGCAAAAAAATGATGATGTTTTATTTACTAAAGAAATTTGATGAAGTGAATTTAAAAGATTCTGACAAAAAAGAAGACTAAAATAATTAACATTGTTCTGATATGCCGAATTTAACACTAAAAATACAATACAACAAGAATGTCGAGATGATTATGTCTCCTTCAGAGTTGTTAGAGAATTACTTATTTGGCATTCCTATTTGTTCAAATGATGGAAGGAAATTATCATCTCAGGCTATTTTCCAACATATTAAATCTGCTCAAACGCAAGTAGAAAGTTTATTTAGTATTAAACTTATAAAACAAGTCATAGAAGAAAATCGTGATTTTAATCGACAAGAATTTATGTCTTGGGGCTATATCAGAACAATGTATCCTATTTCTTATATAGATAATCTTGAAGGATGGATTAATGATGTGTGTCAAATAACTTATCCCAAAGAGTGGTTATCAATAAAAAAACAATCCGAAGTCGCGATTTATAGGAACATTTATTTAATTCCTAACACAGGAAGTAAAAGTGGTGCTACAATGACGCAAAACTCTTTAATCTATAATGGACTTTCTCCTCACCTCGGATGGTTTGGTCAAAGTTATATTCCAAATTATTGGAAAGCAAGATATACAACAGGGTGGGATAAAATACCTGCTGACTTATTTGATTTTATAGCTAAATTTGCAGCTCTTAATGTACTTGCTATTATTGGAGATATATTGTATGGTATTGGTGTAACTTCTATTCAAATGAGTTTGGACGGAGTAAGTCAAAACACTCCTTTGGCAAGAAGTGCATCAGGAGGACTTTTTGCAGGAAGAGTAAAACATTATATTGATGATTCAAATAGAATTTTACCATCATTGAAATCTAAATATAGAGGAATATCATTTGAAGTCATATAACAATGAAAAAAGAAAGTATCATTTCAGATAAACCAGTATCATTTCAAACTCCTTTAGAAGTCATTGATCCAATAGTCGGTTGGAGAGTTAAAGATTTTAATGAACTAATAACTTCTCAAGGATATGATGCTTTAATTGACAGGGCACTGAGATGTCCTTGCGTTGATAAAGCTACTGGCCAAGCTCTTTCTACTTGTAAAAATTGTTTAGGAAGAGGTTGGTTTTTTGTCGATAGGAGAGAAACGAGAGTTATTGCTCAACACATGGATAATAAAAAACGTTATGAAAATTGGAGTGAAGTAAATCGTGGAACAGCGTCCATAACTACCAGAGGAACGGATAAATTAGGATTTATGGATAGAATAATTCTAACTCAACTTGAATCTTATTATTCTGAAATTCTTAATCCTATATATTTTCAAGGATCAATTATAGCATATCCAGTTTATGAACCTTTATTTATAACAAACATATATCTTTTCTCTTCTGATGATAAACAATTAATTTCTATTGAAGAAAAAGACTTTACTATTGTAGGAAATAGAATTGAGTTTGATTTAGGTATTCAAGATTTAATTGAAATCAACGACATAAATATTAAAGATAAATCTGAAATTCCTATAAGCATTTCTATAAGGTATGCCCATTACCCAGTTTTTCATGTTATAGATGCTAATCGTGAATTGATGAGAGTCCGTGAAAGGAATGATACTTTTTCAGATGAAGAATTAAAAGACATGCCGATAAATGTGTTAGCAAGAAAAGCTCATTATATATTTGATGCTCAAAAATTCGGAGAAGAAAAATTTGAAAATTCAATAACACAATGAATCCTGTAATTATTGACCTTTCTGGATTAAAACCTCAATTTGGTTTAACAGATGATGTGATTGATATGTTAACAGAGACTTGCGTTAATGCAGTAACTGCTTCAATATATGCTAATTGGGAAGCTCTTGCTAAACAAAAATTAAATTCAACACTTCCTGAATATATACAAAATTTAATAAAGGTTGATAAAGGGAGATTTGCTAAACAAATTGTATTAACAGGCGTTTTACCTAATATGATAGAACAAGGCGCTTCTCCTTTTGATATCAAAGAAGGTTTTGAAAAATCAAAGAAAGTAAAATA